AACAACTTGAACAGTGTATTCAACTTGAAATGTACAGAGTAGGTCATAACAAGTGGGGTTTGTTTAATGGTGTAACACAGTTTACAACACATTACAAATCAGCTCCAAAGCGTACTTTTGGTCAACAAGAATCTATTCTTATTGGTGCGTGTAGCAAAATGAATAATAGAGCTTTTGAGTATATTAAAAATTATTAATATGAAAGTAATTATAAATAAAAATCAACAAAAAATTAATTTTCAAAAACATATTGGGGCTATTGTAACGATAGCCCAAAAAAAAGCTGAAGCGGGATATGATAGATTTTCCTATCCGATACCGTACAATCAGGGTATAAATACAGATTACTTAATTAATGCAGTAGAAAAAGAAACTGAACAATCAGTGTATGGATCTGTAGCAAATGGAATAATTAAATTTAAAATAAGAGATTAAGAAAATGACAATAAAAAACCCAACTAAATATTGGACCAAAAAAGCTGCTGATCATTTAATCGGCAAAAAAATTGTAGCCGTAGAATATCTTCTTGATCCAGAGTTAGAAGAATTTATGTGGCACAAATCACCACTAGCAATAAAGCTAGATGATGGTCACTGGATTTATCCAACTATGGATGATGAAGGTAATGACGGTGGAGCTATGTTTACAACTTACTCAGATCTGCCCTGTATACCAGTAATTTAAATAATTATATTTGTAAATCAAAACAAACTTAATGGATACACAAGAAATTGAACAAATTTTATTGGCTAAAATCATTGTATCAAATAAATTAATTGATGATATGGGTGATTACTTGCATAAAGATTTGTTTGAAGATCCATTTCACAAGTCAGTTTATCATGCAATAAAAACATTACATAAACAAAATAAAACTATTGATATATTATCTCTGTCTACTTACATAGGTGGAGATAATATAACAAGAGATATAGCTGATATTATAGTATATGATTCAGTTTACTATTCCGCACAAACTTGTGTGGCGGTATTAACAGAAAAATATCAAAAAAGTTTATTAGCTCACATTGTTAGTGATGTAAATAATAGCTTAAGTAACCAAGAAGAACTTGAACTTATTATAGATAAATTAAATGTAAATTTAGAAAAACTACAAATTGCAGAACCTACTAAGCTTTCTGACATTAATCAACAAGCGATGAATTTTCTCAGTGATGTAGAACTTAGAATGAACACAGAAGGTTTACTTGGTATATCTTCTGGCTTTGAATCTATAGATAAATTTACAGGTGGTTGGCAAGAAACAGATTTAATTGTTGTAGGTGGGGCGTCATCTATGGGTAAGACTAGCTTTGCTTTAGCTCTTGCTTATAATGCAGCTTTACACTCTTCTACACCAACAGTAATATTTTCTTATGAAATGTCTGCTATACAATTAATACGTAGACTTGCTTCTATGGATTCAGGTATTTCTAACAGATACATTACAAATGGTACAATTAATATGGAAGAACTAAAACGTATACATGGATCTATTTCTAATATACAAAACTTACCATTACATATTGATGAAACAAATGTAACATCATTAAATTATTTATTACGTAGAATAAGAGAATATGTAACTACAAAGAATGTAAAACTTATTATGGTTGATTATTTACAACTTGTAAGTTATAAGTCAAAAGGTTCTACTAGAGAACAAGAAGTTAGTCAAGTGGCAAGATCATTAAAAAATTTAGCCAAAGAACTAAATATAACTATTATAGCATTAAGTCAGCTTAACCGTGGTGTTGGTATGCGTAATAACAGTAAGCCAACGCTTGCAGACTTACGTGAATCAGGCGAAATAGAACAAGCATCTGATGTTGTAATACTTATATATAGACCTGAATATTATGGTATAGAATTTAATGACAATGGCACTTCAGCTAAAAACTCTGCAACTATAATTTTTGCCAAAGGTAGAAACATAGGTGTAGGCGAAGTTACACTAGGATTTAAAAATGAGATAACTAAATTTGTAGACTATGAAACTATTTAAAATAATAGGCAGACATCCAATGCTTTCAATTGCGATTTTAACATTAATAATATTAATGATAACACCAATAATGATTGCTCTATTTATATCAACTTGCGTTGTCTTGCCTATGTATTTAACTGTTCAATTATTTTATAATAAAGATTAAAATGTTATATTTGTCTTGTGAAAGACAAACAAAACAAAATAACTAGGGTAAAAGATATTGTATCTGAAATAGCTCATGATTTAAAACTTGATAAAAAATTAGTAAAAAAAGTATTACTATTTACTTTTCAAGAAATATCATTAACCTTATTATTAAAAGGTAAACCTATAATGATCAGAAGATTTATAAAGTTCGTTATAGCAATGAAAAATATCAAAACAAAAACAAATGGATTTAAATCAACTAAAGAAAGAGTTACCTTATAAGTGGCGTGTACAGTCCACTAGATTTGGTAAATCAACTTGTGTCGCATATATAGACGCAAGAGACTGTCAAGACTTACTAGATGAAGTAGTAGGTCCTGATAAATGGCAAAGTATATTTTATGAAGAAAATGGGTTATTATTTTGTAAAGTAGGTATACTTTGTAATGACAATATTTGGATATGGAAATCAGATACAGGTTCAGAATCTAACGTAGAAAAAGACAAAGGTCATGTCTCAGATGCATTTAAACGTGCATGTGTATCTTGGGGTATAGGTAGATTCTTGTATAGATTACCAATACAAACACTTACTACAAAACAATGGAAAGGTAAAGAATATCCATATGCTCCTGAAAAAGATAAAATTATATTTGATGGAGATACTTTAACAAAATATATAAATTGGAAACTCAAAAATAATTAATAATGGAAACATATATGCCAAAGAATAGTATTAACATATCTGATGAAAATACAGATACTCTCATTCAAGAATTGGAAACTTTAAAAAAAGAAAATGAAAGACTTAGAAAAAACAATGAGACTTATAAATTGAAGTATATAGCGTTAATAGAAAAATTAGGAAACTTAAAAAATATAATAAATGAAAGTATTACCCTTTAATTTAAACACCACAGTAGTAACAAGGGCTAAAGGTGAAAAAGTAGATTACATAGAACCTGGTTCTCATTTATGTAAGATTACAAGTATTACAACTTCTGATGATCTTGATAACTATAATGGATCTCCATTCATAGATTTCAATGTCACATCAAATAATAAAGTTGGTAGATGTAGATTCTGGGCTGTAAAACAAACAGACAAACCTAAAACACAAGAATGGAAAACTAAACAAATAAAAGATTTTCTAATCAATGCTGGTGTTAGAGATTTTTCTGATGATAGTCAAGCAATGAATGATGCTGTAGGTAAATCACTTATGATAGCATTTATATCAGAAGAATATATATCTATAAATAAACAAACAGAAGAACCTGTAATTAGAGAATCTACCAAGTATAGATGGAGTTCTAAAGAAGGTGGTAAATGTACATATAGTCCTGACATGAATAAACAACTAACAGAAGATGAAATGTCTGAGTTTAGTATGAAACATAGTGAATGGACTAAAAACGCCAACACAGATTATGTTGGTTCGGATGTAGAAGACGATTTACCATTTTAAGAGATAACAAATCCCAAGGGTATCAGGTAGAATATATAAATAAATTGTATGGTAACATACATTGATAAACAACCTTTTTATTTATTCTTTAAGACTTAAGTGCGCCAAATTCCCCTTGGGTGCAACTCTTATAAATTTTGTTATATTTGTTTTATGGAAACAATTTTCATTCCTGGAAATGTTCCATCAAGCAAAAATGGCAAAAGATGGACAGGCAAGTATTTAATTCATTCCAAGACAGTTATGAATTATATTAAACACTCCAAAGAAGATTGGGTTAATAACAAATTTAGATTTTTGAAACTACTTGAAGGCAAGGATATACCATATAAGATTAGCTTTAAATTTATTAGAAATAGTAAAAGAAAGTTTGATTATATTAATCCTTGCCAAACTGTCCAAGATCTTATGGTGAAATATGAATATCTTCAAGATGATAATTGCAATTATATTATACCATATTTTGAACCGTATGAAATAAACAAAGATGATGCAGGTGTTATAATAAAAGTAATATGATTATACCAGACATAGAATTTTATAGTGAAAGAAATAAATTTATAGATAATATAATTGAAAATATAGATTCTAGAATTGAACAACTACAAAAAGATTTATCAAAATCTCCTAAATTTAGTAGATCATATTTTATACTAACTGGCACAGTACAAGCCATGATTACAATAAAAGAAGAAATACTACAAAAACAATATAAACTAAACAAATAATGAGAAAGACTAAAGAAAAAATCAAAATAGGTGATAAAAAGTTTAAAGTGGAACAAGAAGTTTCTAATACCTTAAAGTCACTAGCACAGGCCGTGCATTCTCATGAAGTTGCACTTATGACATGGTTGCATAAAGACTATAATGGATCTAAAAGAATGACTAAAGATAAAAAAGACTTTAGAGATTCATTAAAAAAATACTGCATGCAAATACCTGGAGCTACAGATATTCTAAGCAGAATGGAAAAAATAGACAAAGAATTAGAACAAAGTCAAAACAAAAAGGAAGAAGTTAAGGAAGCAAAAGAATAATTCATTAACTTTGTAGTACTTTCCTATCCGTGTCACACATGGTTTTGTTTTGATTCACTAGATACCCTGCTTCTGCGGGGTACCTGGTGTTAAATCAAACAATATGAAAATTATCCAAGATCATAAATTGACTCATGAAAACTATTATAATGATACAGACTATGTATCTAATAGTATGTTAAGTCATTTAACAAACAAATCACCTGAATACTTTCAGTATATGCTTAATCATTCACAACCACCTAGCTCTGCTATGAAGTTTGGATCAGCATTTCATATGTATGTATTACAGCCTGATGAGTTTGAAAAACACTATGTAGTAACTCCAAACATAGACAAAAGAACCAAACAAGGTAAACAAGAGTATACAGAATTTATGTTAAAAAATCAGTTCAAAACTTTAATTTCTGAAAGTGATTTACAAACTATACAGATGATGTCAGATAAATTATCACA